CATTTCTCGCATCTGGCCTGATGGCGTTTGCGTATTTCATCTCGCATGCTTCCCGCAGTTTCTTTCCAGCGCTGAATGCCGGCACAGCGGCGATCGTGCTCTGCTTTGCCTTTCTCTATCTTGCAGCGGCAGGGGGAGGACCATGGAGCATGGACGCGGTGCGAGAACGCAACCGCTAAAAAGCGGCGGTAAAACGCGTGAAACTGGGTCGACGACGAATTTCTCGGCGCCGATGACCTTTGACGCCAGTTCCGCCACCGGGGCGGTGATTTCGATCATGTAGGCCGCATTTTGCTTGGCTGACGGCCCCAGCAGAGCGAAGCATTGAATATCGAACGCTCTCCAGGATCCACTGTGTCATCCAAAGCCCACTCGCCTAAGCCGCGCCGCGCCGTCGCCTACTTCCGCGTCTCCACCGCCGAGCAGGGCCACAGCGGCCTCGGTCTGGAAGCCCAACAGGCCAGCGTCCGAGCCTACGTCGCCGCCCAGGGCTGGAGCCTGATCGGGGAGTTCTCCGACATCGCCAGCGGCAAGGACGATCGCCGGCCGGGGTTCCAGGCCGCCCTGGCCCGATGCCGGCAGTTGGGCGCGATCCTGGTCGCCGCCCGGCTGGACCGGATCACTCGCCGTGCCCACACCCTGTCGCAGTTGCTGGAGGACGGTGTCTCCATCCGCGCGGCGGACATGCCGGGCGCCGACGACCTGATGATGCGGATCTACGCCGCCATGGCGCAGAAAGAACGGGAGTTGATCAGCGCCCGCACGAAGGCCGCATTGGCGGCGGCCAAAGCCCGCGGGGCGATCCTGGGTGGGGATCGCGGCTACCGGCCTGCCATCGGCCCGGATGCCGCTGCTGCGGCCCGTGTGCGGCGGGAGGGGGCGGAGCGGGCGGCGCACCGGCCGGCACTGGAAGTGGCGGCGCTGCGGGGCGAGGGGATCACCTCCCACGCTGGGTTGGCCGAAGCTCTGACTGAGCGAGGCGTGGCGACGCCGCGGGGCGGTACCATTTGGACGCACACGACGGTGGCACGTGTGCTAGCGCAGGTGGCCGCATAGCGTCGGGAGGCCTTGGATCGTTTGCGTTGACGCCAAGCCATTTGGCAATCGGACCGGGTTACGCTTATCCTTCCGCCCGTTCGGTCCCCAGCAGCGGAGGAACTACCATGGCATATTCCCTTTATGATGCGGCCGTGACGCCTTGCGCCCAGCAATTAGGCGCGCTGGCCGGCATCATCGACAAGGCAGCGGCGCATTGCGCCGCCAACAACATCGAAGAATCAGCGTTGCTACAAGACAGGCTGTTCCCAGATATGTTCTGCCTCGCACGCCAGATACGTCAGTCGGCGGACTTCGGCATGAATACTGGCGGCCGACTTGCCGGGGTTACGCCGCCCGCCTTGCCGGCTGCAGATGATACCAGCTTCGCCGACGCCAAGCGCCGCGTCGAGAGCGCTTTGACGTTCGTAAAGTCCCTTACCCGCGCGCAGGTCGAAGGCGCAGAGGACAAAACCATCGCCTGGACCGCGGGCGGCAACGAGCGAAAGATGAAGGGAAACGACTACCTTCAGCAGTTCGCACTGCCGAATTTCTTTTTCTTCGTCACGACGGCATACAATATTTTGCGCCATCGCGGCATCCCCATCGGGAAGCGGGACTTTCTCGGTCCCGTCAACTGGCTCTAACTAGAAAGGCGTCTATGCGAGCGGCGTGCGGTTGGCGCTGTAAGAGGCGGCACCCGCCGTTGCGCGCTGGATCAAGGATGAAAGCGGTGATCACAATCCATCAGCGTTGGGCCGCTAGTCGGGCCAGCGCGCCCCGATCCAGCTTGCCCGCCGTCGTCATCGGCAACGACGTGCGAACAAAAATGCGGGATGGCACCATGTAATCGGGCAGGTGGGAACGCGCGAACGCTTGTAACGACGCAACCTCAACGTCCTGCGAGTGCGCGAGCACCACATAAGCGATCAGAATAGCCTCATCGTGCTGAGACTGCATGGTACAGACGCCCGCCGCCGCGATGTCCGGGTGTGTCGTCAGGACCGCCTCAACTTCCTCCGACAATAGGCGATGACCGCGGATCTTGATCTGGTTATCGACCCGGCCGAGCACAAGTAGGCGGCCGTCGTCACCGAAGCGGCCGACGTCGCCCGTGCGATAGAACGACACACCCGTCGCGGGATTATCGACACCGAATACCGTGTGGTTCAGGTCCGGGCGGCGCCAGTAGCCTGCGGACATCGCGGGACAGCGGACCGTAACCTCTCCGGTCATTCCTTTCTTCACTTCCCTGCCGTCCTCGTCAACGATCCTGACATCAATACCTGGTAGTGGCCGCCCGGCCGGTATGAGGCCGGTATTGAAGTCTTCGGGCGTGATGATGCCGCTGCAGATGTGATCGAACTCGGAACTGCCAAAGCCGTTCATGACACGGCATTGCGGGCCGAGGTGTTGGTTGGCGAGATCCAGATCCTGCCGGGTGGGTGGCTCGCCACTGAGCGAGAGCCAGCGGGCGCGGGTGGCTGGCTGACCAGCGGCCAGCCCCATGGCTATCTGCCTAAACACCGAGGGCAAGGTGACGATCGCGGTCACGCCCTGGCTCCGGATTCCTTCGGATACGACCCGTATCCCCTCAGTCTGTAGATCAAACAGGTGGATTTCGGCACCGAGCGCCAACACACCAAGCACGAGTGAATGCCAATATGGCCGGAACAATGTGACACGGTCGTCTGAGACCAGGTCGAGGCTGCGGCAGAACGTATCGGCCAGGAAGGTGGCGCTCCGTTGGGTGTGCATGACGCCCTTCGGTGCGCCGGTTGAGCCGGAGGTATAGCGGATATAAGCCAAGTCTTCAGGTGCCGTAGAGCGGGGCGGATTTTCGTCCGCTCCCTCGTCCATGGCCTTTTGGACATCGATGGAACGCAGTCCGTTCCCGATCAAGGCAAGCCTGCGCGCCATGCCCACATCGGTCAGCACCACCGTACCCTGCGTGTGGAACACCAATTCCCGCAGGCCCTCGTCATGCAAGCCGGGATCGATGGGCGCATAAGCGCGGCCGGACTTCAGTATGCCGAGCGCCGCAACGACCCGAGGTACGCCTGGGGTCATGCAAATCGGCACGACAGTTCCCGCGTGCTCGTCCAGGCTCTGGGCAACGCCATTGGCGGCACGGTTCAATTCCCTATATCGCATCTGGTTGCTGTATTGGACCAAGGCCACACGATCGCCATGATCTCGGGCTTGCGCCTCGATCCTCTGGACAATCGACGGATGTGCCTCTGACCCGTGAGACGCGACTATGGCGCAAACTCCCAATTGGAATCTCCCGCGCGTTGCTGGTGGCGAGAGCTTAAGAAGATCGCCCGCGCGTCCACGCAAGGCAAGGATTGTCGCTCAATCCGAATCGAACTGGTCCTGTTCACCACCGATCAACGGTCGTTGGTCGGTGTTGAACAGTGTCTCCGAAAGTCCTCACTCGGCCTCGATGAGGGCGGTGGTGCGGCCAATTGCGGTGTTCCCCGCCTCGCGCGCCTCAGCCTCGGCCAAGGCTTCGCTGACCGCTTGGATCATCTGCTGCAGCTCGGCATCGGTGTAGTGTTCCAGGGAATCCGTCTTCACCGTCACGTCGTGCTTCTCCCGCCACCCCGCGCGGGCTTTCATCCAGAAGATCGCCGCCGCGACGCTGCCCCCGGTGGTCGCCATGTTGAACAGGCTCTGCGCGATCTTCACGTTAGCTTCCGCCATCCCGCGGTCCAGGTCGTCGCGGAAATACTTCCTCAGCGTCTTGGGGTCTACCTCCAGCAGCATGGCGATCTGCTCCTGCGGCAGGCCCAACCCGGACATGCCGCGGGCCAGGCGCCGCTGCTCGGCAGTAGGTTCAAACGGCGCCGTCATCATTCACGTCCCGGACGTTGCCGTGCGTCGGCCCCATCACCCGCTGTGCTTCGTCGACCCAGGCTTCCACGGATGGAGCTTCCGGCACGCCCATCATGAACCAGCCGGTGCCGGGCTCGACAACTACCTCCTGCTTCTCCCGCCACCCGGCACGCGCCTTCATCCAAAAGATGGTGGCCGCGGTGTTGTCCCCCCGCGTGGCCATGGAGAAGAGCGTCTGCGCCACCTTGGTGTTGGCCTCGGCCATGCCACGATCCAGGTCGTCGCGGCAGGTCTTGCGCAGGGTCTTCGGGTCCACGCCGATGATCAGAGCGATCTGGTCCTGCGGCACGCCGATACCGGACAGCACCTGCACCGTCCGCCGCTGCTCGGCCGTGGGCTCAAACTGCTGGCTCAACGACCTCAGGCTCCAGCTCGGGCGCAACTGCCGCACCAGCACCACCACTCGGGCCATGTAGCGCGCGTTCAACGGCCACCTCAGCGAAGGAACTGCCATCGCCCGCCAGCACCGCCTGTTGCCCCGTGAAGGCTTCCCAGCGCCGGACGGCAACGTCCACATAGGCCGGGGACGGTTCCACCGCGTAGCAAGCCCTGCCCTCCATCTCGGCGGCGATGATCGTCGTGCCGGAGCCCGAGAACGGCTCGTAGATTGCCTGGCCGGGGCTGCTGTTGTTCACCATGGGACGGCGCATGCACTCCACGGGCTTCTGGGTGCCGTGCACCGTGGCGGCGTCGGGGCAGTTGTGCCGGGCCAGGTCCTTGGTGGGGATGGTCCACAGCGTCGTCTGCTTCCGATCCCCCGCCCAATGGCCCTGGCCGCCATCTCGGACGGCGTACCAGCAGGGTTCATGCTGCCAGTGGTAATGCCCGCGGCTCATGACTAGCCGGTCTTTCGCCCAGATGATCTGCGCCCGGATGCTGAACTCGCAGGCGGCGAGGCTGTCGGCCACCGTGGTGGCGTGCAGGGCGCCATGCCAGACGTAGCAGACATCACCGGGGAACAGCGCCCAAGCGTCGCGCCAATCGGCCCGGTGGTCATTCAGGACCTTGCCCACCCGCTTCGTGCCGGACAGGCCAGCACGGTTCCGCCAGGCGGGGTCGTAATCCACCCCATATGGCGGGTCCGTGACCATCAGATGCGGGCGCACACCGTCCAGCAGGCGTTCTGCCACCGCGCCATCAGTAGCATCGCCGCAGATCAGCCGATGCCGGCCCAGCAGCCAGATATCTCCCGGCCGGGTGACGGGATTCTCCGGCACGTCCGGCACATCATCCGGATCCGTGCGCCCGGCCGTCGGGACGGCAAACAGGGCGTCCAGTTCCCCGGCGTCGAAGCCCACCAGGTCCAGGTCGAACCCAGCGTCCTGCAAAGCCCCCAATTCCAGCCGCAGCAAATCCAGATCCCAGCCGGCGTTCAGCGCGAGCTTGTTGTCCGCCAGCACGTAGGCCCGCTTCTGGGCGTCCGTGAGGTGTGCCAGCTCGATCACCGGCACTACCGTCATTCCCAGCTTGCGCGCCGCCAGCAGGCGCCCGTGACCGGCGATAACGCCGTTCGTGCCGTCTACCAGGATCGGGTTGGTGAAGCCGAACTCACGGATGCTGGCGGCGATCTGGGCCACCTGCGCGTCGGAGTGGGTGCGGGCGTTGCCCACGTAGGGGATCAGGTCGGCGACATGGGCTAAGTTGTAGGACGGGAAACCGCCAAATCCAGATAATTGCTGGGAATTATCCTGCACAGCTCCGGTCACGTCCGAATACCCCTGAGAATTATTCACGGACTCGCTCATGCGTCCTCCTCCGCGCCCTCACCGCCTTCAATCAAGCGTTGACCGTCAGGGACGTCACCAATGTGCGGCGCGCCGACGGCGGCGAGTGCCTTCACCGTGCGGCGCTGGTCTTCGGTGGGAGAGAATGGAAACCCCATGATTAGCTATTTCTCCGGCACGGCATGGTTAGCGCCGCGACGCGGGTAGAATACCAAACGCGAATATGGGGGTGCTACCTGACATTCATACTCAGAAATACTCAGGATTACACTCGACGAAAAAAATCAATCCGTGGGACTCGAATAAGATGCCTCTAGCGTCGCAGATGCTCATTCCTACTCGAACCACTCGGCGAAGAAAGATACCTGCCTTCGGTCTGCCCTTCTGCACGCACCGAAAAGGCTTTCGTCGCCACGCGCACCGCGCCCGTGCATATATATGCACGGTGCGCATGGTGCGCGTCTGTGGTCCAGATGTGGTGCGCGAGCGGTGCGAAGACGGTGCGAGGGCGGTGCGCGTGGTGCGCGGCAGCTCAAAAATCGACGGTGCGCGAGCGGTGCGCGTCATCAAAACGCACCGGAATGATCGGGCCCATCCCCAGACTCATTTGGTCATATCTCGGACCCTGTCGTCATCAACTCCAATCCATCCCGCGATGCTCAATTCGCGGAGATATTTTCGGAAGGCAGACTTCTTGGAGCTTCGTGCCTGGGAACTGTCACCGGGCGATACCGGCTCCGCCAACCCTCGCCTGGCACATTCGTCGAACCAAGCGTCACGGGTCGTATGACCAGGGGTGGGCGAGATCGCCAACGCGCCCAGCAGCATTTCGTGGAATTTTCGTGCGGTCGGCGAGACAGCGGCACGGGAACGGCTGGCTTTGGCTTTCGTAAATTCGCTGCTCCACTGTTCATCCCGCAACCTGATCGTGCACGTCTCGAAGTCCCGCCAGTTCTCCGGGGTCCGTCGCCGTGCCTTGCCGGGATGATCGAACGAGAGTTTGAAGGCCACCTCCCCTCTGTCAGTCTCTCCCTCGTTCAGCGGTGTCATCACCCCCACCGCGTCAAACCGCCACGCCTTGGTGGAACTGCCATACTGCCGGTCTCCGCTATGCCCGGTATGGTCCAGCCAAACCTGCCCGATCTGCTTCGTAGTGAGCGACGACACCAGCGGCAGCGTCTCGGACCATGGGATTTCGTCTTTCTGGTCACCCGAGATCAAGCTCATGACGTTGTCGAAGATCACGACGTCTACATCACCGACCATTGCAATCAGGGCGTGGATGAAGTTGTGGCCTGCCTCCGTATTCAAGGGTGGCATCCTGCCCAACGCCGGGAAGCGGGCGGCGAGTTCGTCCTCGATGTCCCGCGCGTAGATGATCAAATTGCCGGGCCGTGGTTGTGCAGCGGCTCGACGCAGACCGTCGATCGAACGCGCCCGGATCAGGTCGCCAGGCATCTCACCGTCAATGTAGAGAACGCGCGCCGGTCGATCGGAATGCCAATGGAGGAACCCCATGCCGCTTGCCATGCCGGTCGCCATGGCGAAGCCCAGCATGGTCTTGCCCGAGCCGGTGCGCCCTACCAGGAACATGCGGGTTGTCCTGGTGACCAGGTCTCCCAGCAGCCTGGTCGGCGGTGTAATCGGACGTACCGACCATGCGTGGATGGACAGCAAATTACACAGTTCCACCGCGTGCTCCGGGGGCAAGCGCGCCGCAAGCCAGGTGTCCGGGTCGTCGAGGGCGACGTCGGCGGCGTCGGAGCCGTGGGGGAGGTCATCGACCCGCAATATCCGGGCCCGTGGCAGCCGCTTGGCCAACTTCCCTGCGGCTTCATGCCCGGCGGTGTCGTTGTCTGGCCAGATGACCACGTCGCGGACGTCCAGCGGCGCCAGGTCCGCATGGTCCACTGATCCGGTTCCGCCGAACCACGAGATGCAAGCGTGGTCGATGAACATGGCCTGCGCGGCGTCGGCGGCCTTCTCGCCTTCACATAGGAGCACCTGGGCGTTCGGCCGGGTGGCCAACCGGTTCAGTCCATAAAGCGGGCGTGGGGTGGCGGGCGCCTTCTTGTGCCAGGCCGTTACGCCGTTCAGCGTGCCGAATGTGATCGGGACGAATTGCTTCCGCCTGCCACCCCGCGCTTCGATCCGGCCGACGTAGTGGGTCACCCAGGCCTTTAACACCACCACATCGATGGGCCGGCTGACCCTGAACATCCTGTTGTCCTTCGCGCAGTTTGAGCGCGAAGTGATCGGCGAGCGCATCCGGGACAAATTCGCCGCCTCCCGCGCGAGAGGCATGTGGATGGGCGGCAAGGTTCCGCTCGGTTACGACGTCCGTGACCGCAAACTGGTGGTGAACCCCGGCGAGGCGGCGACGGTGCGGATGATCTTCGAGCGGTTCGCCGACCTGCGCTCCGGCCTGAAGCTTGTGCGGGAACTTCAGCAGGAGGGCATCCGCACCAAGACCGGCAAGCCGATCGATAAGGGCTATTTGTATAAGTTGCTGAACAACCGGGCCTAACTGGGAGACGCGCCGCGCAAGGGCACCATCCACAGAGGCGAGCACGAGGCGATCGTGCCGAGGGAATTGTGGGACCGGGTGCATGCCGTGCTGGCAGAGGCGCCGCGTGTGCGGGCCGGGCAGAGCCGGAACCAGACGCCGGCGCTACTGCGGGGGCTGATCTTCGGGCTGGACGGGCGGGCGTTGTCGCCTTCCCACACCATGCGGAAGGGGCGGCAGTACCGCTACTACGTCGCGCAGGCGGTGCAGAAGGGGTCGGTGGACCTACGACCCGACCTGGTGCGGCGGA